ATCTCCTTCTATTATACATTGTGCATTTCGGAGTGTGCCGTTCCTGTCATTTGCAGGAAACAGTCGTTCAGTAAATGCACCTGAACGTTCCCATCGTCAGAGCCGATTTTCACCCACGTTTTTCCGGGAGAATTCCCGCCGAACATCACAGTGGAACTGCCGTCAACTGCGAAAAACGGACTTTCAGTAGGATTTTCCGGGGAAGTCGAACTGTTGAACGGCGACTTTTCTCCCGACATCATCAACTGGTTTTTCGAGAGTGAAACATCGGAATCATCGTGCAAATTGAGGTGGGCGGTTGCATTCATGTTGATGATTGATTTGTCGTGAATCGAAACCATCGGACTGCCCGTGACCTGAACAACCGAGTCGCCGTCAAGGATTAACTTAGCATTTTTATTCATCATTACTGCGGATTTTCCGTGCATCAGCACACTCGCTTTTCCCGTTAATTCAATCTGAGCGTTACCGTGTAAATTGAGGATTGATGCACCGCTTGTGTCGACATCACCATAGTCACCACCGATTCCCGCCGTTTCCCCGCCGCTGCAATTAAAATGGACTTTTCCGTGTAACATCACGGTTGCACCATGTTCCATATTCAAAAAAGAACCGCTTGCCATGACGATGCCTGAATTATCCCTCATATCAAAACTGGGACTGCCTTCTGGCGTTCCGTGCATTGTAAACCGTGACGTTCCTGACATTGCCAAAAAGTGTGTTTCGCCGAGATTGGCATTCCGGTTACCCGCAATCAGTAACTGGGATTTGGTTTTTCCGCCGGAAGTTCCGCTGATTTTGTTGCTGAATGTGCCGTCCAATTCGGTGAGTGTTTCGGCGTAAATCCCGGACTGCTCCGCCCAGTTTTTGCCGTCAAAGGTGACAATTTCATGCCTGTTTCCGATGAGCTGACCGCCTCCGTCACAGACAATCGGCAGGTCGTCAGGAAACTTAAATCGCCTGAATATCGCAGCATCGTCAATTCCGTCCGACTGAATTTCCGCAGGGGTTTGTACCGTCAGCCAGAGATACTGTGTATCCGTTTGGAGCTGCGGGTCGTGATACGAAAAGTTGTAAGAAGTCGACAAATCGGCGGCGGCAAAATTGCCCGTGAGGTACTTAACAGAGCCGTCAAAACCCGTAAGTACGGCGGTCACCATATCGGTCGTGTCGCCGTTTAATACGACTTTATTGAGCCATAATCTGTTAAGCGAACCGACGCCTCCGCTGTCAACGGACAGCCCGTCAAGCATATTCAAATCGACATCAAAGTAAGCGATAGGTCATCCCTCCATTCCTTGCATTACATTAAAAGTCCCGTATTCGGGACGGAATTCCGTACCGTTGGGTGTTGTAACGCCGTAGTGATAAACGAAATGCCCAACCATATCAAGCGACTGCTTTTTAGGAATAACCGCCCGCAACTTTCGAAGCGAGCGGTCGTAATAAAACTTGGCGATACAGCCGTTTTTCGGGCTGTCACTGAGAGTATTTCCGTGGCGGGCGATGTACATTTCCACGCTGTAATCCTTAGGCGGCATAGGCTCTCCGCCTTTTTTGACATTAGCCAAAAGGAGCGGCGAGTTACCGCCAATGAGCAGTAAACTGCAGTCACGAGTTGACATTTTACACCTCCGTTATGCGGGCGTAAACGTGTATTCACCGCATTTTTCACCGCTGTAAAGGAACGTAAGCGTAAGCGGCGTTCCCGATTTTGCACCTGAGAAGTGGATTTCGAACCTATCGGGACCGTTGTTCTTGTAAATCGCTCCCACAGTAAATGCTCCGTTTGCGGACACGGTGAAGTTGCCCGCGTTCATCGCGGCAAAGTCGGCAGAACCGAAGAATACCTTGATGTCCCCCATACCGCCGCCCCAAGAATTATAAGCTGCGCTTGTCATCTGATACTGGCTCGCCGTGGGAGTTCCGGGGTCGGTAGTATTACCGCCGAGGTCAAGTCCTGCTAACGCATTGGCGATTGACGTATCAATCATGGTCTGGACTTCACCCGCCGTAATTGGCAGAATTTCGTCTTTTGACCAGTAGTTGGTAAGGTCGACTTCGGTCGTTCCGAGGTGAATCCAGCCGCCGGAAATCCAGACGTGCATATCGTATTCGCCGTGGTCGGGAGTGCTATTTTCGTTAGCATCATGCTCGCAGGGAACAAGATAAATCGTGAGCGGTTCGCCTGTTGCTGGGAGTTTCGACACGACTTTCATTTCGACTTTTGCGGTGCTGAGTCCGGCAAGCTGCCCGGTGACGAAATCGTACACGGCTTTCGCACTCGCCGATTTTTGGTAGGTGCTTTCGCTGTCGATAGACGTATCAATGCGGTTGTCGTCGAGCATTTTCGAGACTGCTACTAATTTCTGAACCGCCAATTCAAACAGTTCGGGGGTAACAAATTTTTGTGCAGACATAATCATACTCCTTCAATTTTACTAAATATTTCTAACAGTTCTGCGACTGTCATAGGTACAAGTGAATCGCCGGACGTACCCGGCGGAACGCCTCCGAACGGAATCACGGTCTCCGAACCGTCCGGATTGAACATTCCGTTTTTCATGGACATCATGGAGTTGTAGAGAGCCACTCCCTCGGCAGACGGTGGTTTAATCAATGTCCCGTCAAATGTGGTTTCCGAACCGTCGGGGTTAATCATTCCGTTTTTTATGGATGTTAAGTTTTCGTATGGCATAAATTATCCCTCCGTTTCAGGTTCAGTTTCCGCAGGTAACCGCTCCTCTATTTCCGCTATTTTGCTGAATATTTCGGCTATTTTATGTGCTAAATCATAGCCGTCAATCTTGATTTTATCCGTTTCAATTTTAATTCCGGACAGTTTTCCCGTAATTAATGAACCGTCGATTTTATTGTCTTTTTTAATGTAATCTTCGAGGATTTCAGCCAAATCATCGTTCACAACATATTTATTAAGTGCGGAATTCACTGCGCTGATGCTTGCAAAACCGCCTAAATCCGTGAGCTTAGCATATTTGCCTTCGGCTTCAACCTTTGTTAGAAAATCCGCAGTTTTGACATCCACTGCCTGCACTGCACTGGCAGTCGCCTGTGCGACGGTTTGTGCCTGTTGTTCGGGAAGTTTGTATTTCAAGGTATTAGCCATTTCCGCAGAGATTGAGGAAATCCCCATAATGCGGTCGCCGATTTCAATGGCAGATTTTTGCGGAGCGTTGAGGTCGATTGTCAGCTTAATTATCCGCAAAGCACCGCCGTCGGGATTGTCATCAGTAACAGATTTACGGGTATCAATTCCCATTATCGGATTGATGAGATGATACTTTCCGCCAAGCTGAAATTCACGGATATCAAGCCCAACAGTCGATAAATCAAGAGCGGTAATCTTGTAGCTTTTCTTGACTTTGTTATTCTCGCTGAGGAATATTTGTCCCCTAATTTTCAGTGCGGCGGGGTCGGTAATTTCGTCCCAAGTCTGAACGCCGCAGATAATTCCGTACATTTCGGCGGCGTCCTTATCAAGCAGATACGGCAAACCTCCGTTGATTTTGGCTATATCAAGCCGTGTTTCGCTATTTTCAGCTTTTGCACCGTAAGGGTAAAGTTTCGTGATGACCTGCGAACCGTCCACAAAAGTTTCCATGCTCTGCAGATTTCGGGCAAGTTCGATTATCGGATTTTCAGCGGCGGCAGACGGTACAATTTCCTTGTGATGATAGTTCAGAATGTACCCGTTACCGCCGTTTTCAAGCTGAAATTCACCGCCGAAATCAGCAAGCAGACCGTCCAGAACAGTGTAAGATTTGCCGTAATTGGTGACGTAATCTTTTGCGCTGTCAGGCGGCTCAATAACGGTTCCGGGCGAGATTTTCTTGAAGTCCTCAACCATAGAATTATGCACACTTAAAATCGCTGTCAGAAACGCTTTAAACGTTATTTTCTCATGCTTTTTGTACGGCTGAACGGAATCATAAAGATATCCTATTGCCGATTCGCACACCACGCTTTTATGAAATTTGCCGCTGCCGTCCATAAATTCTTGAATTTTCAACACATAGCCGTCAAAGACAGTTTTGTCTGAAAAAACACGCACACGGGTGAGTTTTTCCTTGACATCACGGTAATTTGGGTGTAGAATATTAATAGAGAAATTAAATTTATGAATCCCGTTTATTATTTGTTCAATCGCTGCATTTTGTATACGCAAATCAGTGTTTACATCATGGATATTTGCCGATATACCGCCGTTTTGGATAGCCACAGTGTACATCAAATCACCTCCGAAAGTACGCTGTTTGGGTCGTTGGGAATTCGGAACGGGTATGCCGTGAATGTCGCTGTAATCTTTGCGACAGAAGATATCGGGTACTCGACAACGACCTCAGAAAGTTCTGCGGAAAAGTGATATTCGGGAGTTTTTGTGTAGATTAATTTTTTCTTGCCGCAGTCCTGTTCGAGCCAGTTTACAAACCGATTTACTTTGTCAAGCAAAAGTATACGGTTCCGCTCTTTGAATCCGAAAATGAATGCCAAAGAGCGTTCCTCATAAAATTTCTTGCCGCCGTAAAGATATGAAAAGTCATAGTTTCCGTTGAAAAACGGCACGGTATCAACAATCTTTTTCTGCTTGGGATAGCCGATTTCCGCCCTTTCGAGGTAGGCTCGCCAGTCGTAAAAAGAGTGCATATCACGCAAAATAATTCCCCACTGCATACACATCACCGTCCCTGCATACGTGCTAAATTGGAGAGTGCAACTTCCATTTCAGGGGCTAATTCGCCGACAAGCACACCGTTATCCAGCACGATTTGTTTTGCCGAAAGTCCGAGAATTCCGCTGAGAATTGTTGACATTGCATCAAGCCGAATTAGTATGCTTTCCATAGGTTTTCCGAAAGCAGAATTCAGTGAATTATTGAGACTCATATCCAATGGCATCACAGCGTTTTTCATGCCGTCCATATTCGGGAAAACGTCAATTTCAAGCGGTTTTAATGAGTTTTTCAAACCGCTTATTTTCGGTAAAATATCCGCTTCAACAGGCTTTATTTTCACGTCACTAACACTCGGCACAACGTCAATGTTAAGCGGAATCAACGCTTCTTTAAACTTTTCTATGTTCGGCAAAATGTCAATTTTGATGAACCTTGCCTGCACATTTTCAATATTCGGAAAGATGGTTATTTCTAAACTTCGGTCAAATTTCCGCATCTCATCCGCATTCGGAATTACGACAAGTTTCAGCGGTTTTGCGTCCTTTTCAATATCAGAAATCATGTCAAAGAAATTAGGAACGGTTACGTCAGGCTCGACGTCGAACTCGGTCGGAATTGCATTCTCAATCTGTTTTTCGAGTTTGGGAGCTTCGTCCTCAATACCCTCGCCGACGCCCTGCACAAGCATAACGCCGATATCGTCACGCATAAGACGCGACGGGCTGAAAATCTTAAAAATGCTTTTGAATTTATCAACAATACCGCCGCAGAAGTCGCTGATTTTGTTGAATATGTAGTCCTTCATATCCTGTATACCTTGCCAAAGCCCTGTAATAAGTTCTTTTCCAATGCTTTTCATGCGGTCTACGAAGTCTTTTGCACCCTGCACAATGCCCTGACCGATAGAAATTACGGACTCAATTACAGCGCCGAGCATACTGATGATGCCGGAAATCAGCCCCTTGATGAGAGATATTCCGACTTGTAAAATCTGCGGAATCAGCCCGATTATCGTCGTTACAATTGCGGAAATTATGCGCGGAATAGCCGCCACAAGTTCGGGGATGGACTGCAAAATTCCGTTAATTAATGCCAGCATTATTTTTATTGCGACGTCAATAATTAAGCCAATATTGTCAACGATAAAACCGACAAAAAACAGCAGCAAGTCGATTATGACAGGTATCAGTTCCGGCAAAGCTGCGGTTATTCCTTCAACAAGTGCGAGAATTAACTGCAGGGCAACTTCGAGAATCATCTGCAAATTGTCCATTATCATCTGCACAATGCCGTTAATTGTTTCGAGAATTGCGGGTATCAGTTCGGGAATGTACTGAATAATTCCTGTCGCCAACGCTATCAAAAGTTCGAATGCAAGCCCGATAATCATCGGCAAGTTTGCCAGAATCATGTCTGATATTGATGTCAGCAACGTGAATACTGCCATGAGTAACGGCTCTAAATTTCCGCTTAAGCCCGTGATTATTGCGTCCAAAATCTGCATTGCGGCTTCGATTATCAGCGGTAAATTCGCCATGATTGTGTCGCTGATTTTGAGTAAAACATCCATGACAAGTGGGATTAATTTCGGCAGTTCCGCAAGAATTTTCTCAAGAACATCCTGCAAAATAACGCCGACTTGTTCGAACAATGCGTCAAGTCCGCCCGATTCAAAAGCGGATGTTAATGAGGTCATGTATCCTTTTGCCAAGTCGACTATCGAGCCGAGAGCTTCATTATTGCTGTTAAACAATGCGATGCCAAAGTCCGATACGCTGTTTTTGAGCATTCCGACTTTCGATTCCAACGTAGAATAGCGGTTTTCAACTTCTTTTGTGAGTGCATTATTATCCGACCATGCCTGTGTTGCAATATCTTGTGCATCGGCAAAAACGGTTGACGCATTAGCCGCACGGAGCAAACTGTCACGCAAACGAACCTCGGAAATTCCCATCTCTGTCAGCAGAGATATCGCCGTTTCGCCCTTTTCCTCGGCGTTATCAAGCCCTTGAATAAATGCCTGCAGCGCTCCTGTCGCGTCGGTTTCAAAAGCTTGCTTAAACTGAGCAGCAGTCATGCCCGATATATCGGCGAAGCCTTGCATTTCAACGCCAGATTTCAAGAGATTGTTAAGCTCTTTTTTCGTCATTCCGAGGCTGTCCGCCATTTCGCCCCACCCCTTGGCGTCGTGGGACTGGAGCATCTGCAAATCACGCAAAGATGTGCCTGTTTGAGCCATAATTGCGTTCAATTCGTCATAATTGGACGATGCGGCGGACATTTTTATCAACGCTTTCGACATCGCAGTTCCGCCCGCCTCAGCTTCAACACCAACACTCGAAAGCGCCGTAGCCAAGCCGAGAATGTCACTTTCGGACATTCCAACCTGTGTGCCTGCGGCGGACAGACGCGTCGCCATTGTCATGATGTCGGCTTCAGTTGTTGCGAAGTTGTTTCCGAGGGCAACGATAGTCGAGCCTAAACGGGAAAAATTCTCGTTAGACTGCTCCATCCCGGTAATATTGGTGAATCGGGCCATCATCTCCGCGCCCTCAGTGCCTGCGAGATTCGTCGCCTCGCCGAGACCTGCGATTGTCTTCGTAAAGCCCAATATACTGTCGTTTTCGATACCTAACTGTGCGGCATGGGCGGCTAATCCCGCGAGTTCGGACGAGCTTACAGGAATTTCCGTGGACATCGCACGAAGTCCGTCGGATACAGCCTGCAGCTCTTCGGGAGTGCCTTCCATCGTCTTTTTAACGCCTGCAAACGCCGATTCGTATTCCATGCCGGCATCAACTACGAACTTCGCGCCGTCAACAAACGCTTTCCCGACGGCTTTCGCGAGTTCAGCCATTTCACGCAGTCCCGACATGATTATGTCTGACAATATATTGGCTTTCAGCATATCACCGAAAGTCGAAGATTTCTTGCCGGAATCTTCCGCAGATTCGCCTACATCTTCAATATCGTCAGACGTCTCTTCCGACTCTTCAGACGCGTCTTTCAGCGAACGTGTCAGCTTATTTGACAGCGTTTCACCGAGTTTTCCGAGCGATAATTCACCGGATTTAACTTCGCCCCAAAATGTCTTGAATGACGATATTGGATGCCGAACAACATCGCCCACGCCCTTGAATTTCTCGCCGAGTTCGCCCATTTTTTCTCTCGCATTGCTGAGATTTTGTGAAAGATTCGCCTTTATTTGCGTTGACAAATCACCGATACTGCCTGTTGTTTTGTCGGTTGCGTAAGCGGCAAGAGTGGATTCGTCCTCAAGCTGACCGAGTTCCGTACCTAGGTCGTCGATATCATGTTCGAGACCTGACACACGGACTTCGGCGTTGTTAAGCTGCGTCACCCAATTCTGAATTTGACGCTCCGAGGCGTCGATGCTGTTATTGCTGTCGAGCAGAGCCTCGCGGGTTGCACGGATACTTTCTGTGAGTTTTTCGGCGTTTACGGAACTTCGAGCCATCTCGAAAGTCATCTCGGTGAGGTTCTTTTCGCCGTTATTGAACGCCGTTTCGGACAGTTTCAGCTCGGAATTCAGGAGGCGGATATTGCTGTTGATATCGGCCACGGCCTGCCGAAAGTCCGCCTCGCCGTCTATGCCTATTTTCAAGCCCCAATCAGCCAAACATCCACCTCCTTACCAGATGTCGTCGATAAACTCTTCACGGTACGGTTTTTCGATACCCTTGTGCTGTTTGTAGCAAGCCCATAAATCTAGGAAAAGTCCCATCGGAGCCGTCCAGAACTTATCGTCAGACATATTCAAAAGCACGGTTCCATAAAAATAGAGCCGTGTGAACAGCTCATCGTTTGTTACCCTGTCTGAACGGCAGCCTGTGCCTTTTTTGGCTTTAAATTTACTTCCTCCTCAGACTTTACATTTCGTGACATACCTTTATTAAAGCAGTCGGCGATTGCCTCTTTGCAGTCGATGATTTCAAAGGGCAGGGTCAGATTTTCGACCATTTCGGGCGTCAAATCCTCATGCTTATCATCGCGGTGCTGTGTATTGTGCCAATAGATGTATTGGTTTGCTAGTGTTGAAATCAGCCAGCAAACACTGTCGATTGCCTCGGCATAATCCTTTTTGAGTTCCTCCTCGACGTTCTCCAAACCGCCGAATTTGCGGCTTATAGCCTTGACTGCGGCAGTCGTAAGCAAAAGTTTATACTTCTTGCCCGCAATCTCAATCGTTGATGTTCTATCTTCCATAAAGCACCTCTTTCAAAATAAATCGGCTTCAGCCGATACAATAATTGTTCATTGTTAATTGTTAACTGTTCATTGCTGCGGCCCTATCGGGTCGGGTTCATATACTTGTTTAAACCAATCTTTGATTGCCGCAGTGCTGACGCCTGTTGCACCTTCCGTGACTTCCGATTTCCACGGCCGTTTTCCGTTGTACAGCGGCTTATTCCGAGCCGTAATCGCTCCCTCAATTTCGGGAGTTTTGAACGTAATACCGTCGTTTTTCGTTTCAAATCCCGATGAAGGAACGGCGAACATAACCCTGAAAAGCCACACATACCGATACTTTTTCTTGCTCGTTTTTGAGCGGAAACCGATAGCGACAGGCGAAGATTCGTCTTCGGCAGTTGACGTAACAACGCCGTTTCCGTCAATCATAACGCCGAATAAGTCCTTTAAAACTTCCGCTGAGATGTCCGAAAATCCCATCGTAATTGAACCGCCGCTGAATTCGCCGATGAAATCTTCGAGCCTGTCGTCGGCGTAAAGTTTCGCTTCCGCGTTCTCAATGCTTAATTCCGCAGTGATTGCAGGAGCTAGATATTTGGGTACTGCATATGTTTCGATGCCCCGTGCGTCTTCAGTTATTTTTGAATAGTAAACGCTGTCGAGACCTATTGTAGCCACTTTCATTCCTCCTCGCAGTAATATTTTTGCACATCAAAGTTATAATGGTGATACCCTGTGGAGTTTTCAAATTCCACGTAACGCATTGAAGTAATCGTAAAATCCGCAGTTTTCAGGGCTTTTTTGAGCCTGTTTCGGTAAGGTGCCCAATCTGCGTTGCGGACATACAGCCCGATTCTCGCCTCGCAGATTTCAATTTCAGGCTGATTATCGGCGAACAACGCTCCGTAATCGCCCATCGGTGTGAATACGATAAAAATGTCACCCGCCTTTTCGGTGAAAGCCCCCATTTGATACGGAATATTTAGTGATGCAAATACTTCACAAAGTTCCTCATACATTAAATATCACCCACTTCCTTATCGAGTTCACGAGCCATAAGCGATAAGGTCTGGTCTTTGTACTGCGTTTCAATCGGTCGGATTATCGGCTTTGCGTCTTGGTCGACCTCCTTTTTCCCGTACTCGATTATGTTGAGTAACATAGCATTTGTGAGCGGTAATCTTGCGTTTTTTGGCTGACGTTTCCGAGGGTCTGCAACGCCGAGCTTTACATCAATGCCCTTTCGGCGGTTTTTCTTAACGGGCGATTTCCCGATAGAATCGACCGCCTCACCGGTGGAACGTGACGGATATTTTGTGCCTTTTCCGACGACAGAACGTGCTTTTGCTTTCAGTTTCGGCAGGACGAAATCCGCTCCCTGATTCAATACCTTTTGCGTTATGCCGTTTATATCCTTATCTATTCGTTCTAATTTCCGCATAAAATCATGCGGTAGAAGTGCCTTGCCCCGCGCCATAAGCCGCTCCTTTCGCATTTGTTACTGTCGCAAGCTGACACTCAACATACATTTTGTGATGTGTCCTTAAGCCAAGTATGCGGAACCGTTCACCGTCAACTTCAACATAGTGTTCGGTTGTGATTTTGAGATGCGGAATTCGGCGGAACGTAGCCGTTTGGAAGAACGGAGCGATTGCCGTACCGTTAATCCAGCCGCCCGATGAGGACAGATACGACGCCTTTAATTTGTGGTTCATCGCCGCTTTGACTTCCGCAAGAACGTTATATTTTTCGATTCCGACTCCGTTTGCTGTGAGTTCGGGTTTGCTTTCGAGAATTTTTATAGTTGTATCCATTGCGCTCAAAGCCATGTCAGCACCTCCAAATCTTATGCAACGCAAGCATACGTTCAATTGCTTCGCGGGCATTTGAACCTGCGAGGGCTGTGTCAGCAAAATAACCGCCTGTAGCCGCGTCTCTGGATTCGTAAAAGTGAGTGGCAAGCATGATAACCGCTTGCTTGGTTATCTCAGGCAAATCCTTAAAATGCCTGCAACTGTAGTCCCGATTTTGATACCGCTGTGCGTAATCAAGTGCCGAGAGGATGAGTTCCAGCAGAAAATCATCCTCCGTATCGTCTTGAATTATGAGGTTCTGCTTGAGCCGCGGAAGCAGTTTTTTGGCTGTATTGCGTACATTCATGCTGCCCTACGCTTTCATTTTGATGATTTTCACCGCTTCGGGAAGCACAAGTTTTCCGTCAACACGCTCTTTTGCGAGATATGCCACCATGCCGTTTCCGGCAAATAATTCTTTGAGTTCCGAAAAGGAGCGTGTCCCTCTGTCTCCGATATTATAATAACTGTAATCCCCGAAAGCAATTGCGGGACCGTCGGCGGCTACAGCCGGAAAATACGCCGATGTGTATATGCTGTATCCCAGCAAACGGTCCGGTTCGCCTGCCTGATACGAGGGCTGCCATAAATACTGCCCCGTGGTGTCTTTCAGTTTCCTAAGTAATGCCAAGGTTTGGTCATTTGTAAGAAATGCCGCATTTTTGCGGTACGGACGTTTCAGTGAATACACGAGATTCAGAACTTCGTCGGACGTGATAGCAGAGGCGGACGCGGCAGTCACTCCGACCTGCGCTCCGCCTGTTGCGGCGAGCAGTCCCAAGGGCTGGGTGGTTCCGTTTCCGTTGAGGAAAGCGTCCTCCTCTGTGTTTGCGAGAGCCTTTCCGAACTGGTCAAGAATGTATCCTTCGAGATTGAAAGCATTGTCATACAATAATTCTTCGGTAACCTTGACGGCAACGTGAAGTTTATGTGCGTCAAGGGTAATCTGCCCGAAAGTCGCGTCTGAAAACTGGAGCGAACCGCCCTCGGCAATCCACAGAGCGGCAGGTTTCGTTCCTGCGATATTGATTTTATGTTCGCCGGAAGTCTGTATTTTCGTGCCGAGTTTCCTCATAATGCATTCCTCGTTAAGAGTGTCAATAAGGCGTTTGTCATATTCTTCCGGCACAAGATATCCGCCGTTTTGGTCATTTCCGACTTCAAGTACATTGCTGACTTTACGGAAATTCGAACGTAAGGCGTTGAGCATTGCAGATTTGTATTCTGCCGACGCCCTGCCTGTTCCCAGATTACCATGTGTTTGAGGAGTGTTTACAATCGGCGAAGAAGTCGGCTGTCTGAGGTCGTTTTCGAGAGATGACAGTCGGCTTTCACGTTCGATTTCCTTGCCGAGATTGACGATATCGGCTTCCATTCGGTCATATGCGGTGCTGTCCTCGGCAGACATTGTTCCGCTTTTGGAATCCAAAAAGGCTCTCGCCGCTGCAACCGCTTTGTTGCGCTGCTCATATAATTTCAAAAGTTTACTCATTTACAATTCCCCCTAACAATAAATTAAGCCTTGCGTGGCAAGACTTTGTGGTATGTTGATTTTTGGCAACCGGCTCAGATTTCTTGACAATATCAAGCAAAGAATTCGTCACCGCTTTTCGAGAAAAAGCGTAGGTTTCAGGCAGATTTCCACGTTTTTCATCTTCAAGAATTCCGTCAGCGAAACCGAGTTCAACCGCTTTATTAGCATTCATCCACGTTTCGGCGTCCATCCAGTCCGAGATTTTATTTCGGGGCTGATTGGTTTTTACCGCATAGGCATTGATTATGCTTTCCTTAACTTCGGACAGCATATCAATTGCCTTTTGCATCTCCGCAGAATCGCCGATTGCGACGGTCAGCGGATTATGTATCATCAGCAAAGCCGTGGGAGCCATAAGGACTTTTGTCGCCGCCATTGCAATCACGGAAGCCGCAGACGCCGCAATACCGTCGATTTTCACCGTTATATTGCCCTTGTAATCGCTCAGCATGGAGTAAATTCTGCTTGCGGCAACCACATCACCGCCCGGCGAATTCAGCCAAATAGTTATATCGCCGCTATTTTGCATAAGCTCAGACCTGAAAATTTGCGGTGTGATTTCATCACCGAACCACGAATCCTCAGCGATCACACCGTCCATGTAGAGCGTCCGTTCGCCTGTTTCCTCGTTTTTCGTCCAATTCCAGAACTTCATTTTTAGCCTCCGTTTCCTGTGCATTATCGCCATTTTCTGTTTGCAAATGACTCATATTCATCGGTATCATATTACCGTTAACAAGATAAAGGTCGCCGCCCTCGTCCTCAGAAATCGGGTTCATGCTTTCCAAACGGCGGATATCGTTAGCCGACATCCAGCCGTTCTGCCTGCCGATTGCGTATCCCTCCTGACGGGATTTGTAGTCGCCCCGCATCAGTCCGTCCAAATTAAAGCGGATTAATATTTTTCCTTTTTCGGACGGCATCAACAACGCTTTTTGGAGCGACTGCTCCCAGCGGACTACCCACGGATGCAGACAATATTTGACGAATTCAAGCGATTGCTGCTCAATATTTGAGAACGTAGCCTTTTCCAAATCAGCCAAAAGGTGCGGAGGAACTCTGAAAATCCTCGCTATCTCGTCAATTTGGAACTTGCGTGTTTCGAGGAATTGTGCCTGTTCAGGCGGTATTGACATCTGTTTAAACTGGAGTCCCTCCTCCAAAACGGCTATTTTGTGGGCATTTTCCCCGCTGAACTGAGCCTGCCAGTTTGCACGGAGGCGGTCGGGGTCTTTCACAACGCCGGGATGCTGGAGGACTCCGCCCGGATTTGCCCCGTTGGCGAAGAACTTCGCACCGTATTCTTCGGCGGCAATGCACATTCCTATTGCGTCACGAGCCATTGCGATTGGCGAGTATCCGATAAGTCCGTCGAAACCAAGCCCGGCGATATGCAAAACCGATTCTTTCGGCATTACAATCTGACCGTTATCGGTCTGATAAGTGTATTCGATTTTCCCCGTATCACGGTTCCTGCCGACAGTTATGCGGTTCGGCAACAGCGGATACAGCGTTATCGGTCTGCCCATACCGTCACGGATTATCTGTGCATAAGCATTGCCGTACAATAGCAAGTGCGCCATGAGAGTTTCACGGAAAACAAAACTGGTCATCTCGTCATTCGGCTCATCGTGCAGAAGAGTGTACAGTGTATGGTCAAAATTCTGCTCTTTACCGCCGTTTTCAGTCCGCACATATGTGTGCAAAGGTAAACTTGCAATCGCCTCTGATATGATGCGGACGCAGGCATACACAGCACTGGTTTGCATCGCAGTTGTCTCATTGACAATCTTTCCGCTTGCTGAATTTCCGAATGAAAACAGCCAGTTACCGCCGATTCGGTCAGTTGCGGGGCGGTCTCTAGAACGGCGGAAGTTGAATAGTTTCATATACTTTACCTCGCTAAATTAACAACATATCTCGGACATCATAAATACTGCCCTGCAAAGTATGTTCGTTCGCCAAAGCCCTCGCAAGCCCCATAATCATCGCTATTATGCCGTCGATTTTCTCGGTCGACTTTGCCTTGCTAGGCTTAATATTCCCCGCGTCGTCCATGCCCTGAGCCTCGCCGCGACCGCTGTCGGACTGAATTACAACGTTATCAATCATCCACCGCAGGACTTCATTTCCGCCGTGAGCGATGCGTTTATCAAGACATAACCGCATAAGTTCGTTGGTTGGCATTGACATACTTGCGAATCCCTGCCCGAAAGGTACTAAAGCATAGCCGTCCTCTTCAAGGTTCTGGACAATCTGGTCGGCACGCCAGCGGTCGAATACGATTTCACGGATATCATAGATTTTACCGAGCCGTTTGATGTGATTTTCGATGTATTCGTAGTGGATGCTGTTGCCCTCAGTCGTATAGAAAAGTCCTTTTTTACGCCATATATCGTAAGGAACGTGGTCACGGCGGACACGCAAATCAATTGTTTCTTCGGGCAGCCAAAAGAATGGGACTATCTGATATTTATCCTCGTCATCAATCGGCGGGAACACCAAAACCAACGCAGTGATGTCGATTGTGCTTGACAAATCCAGTCCTGCGTAACAAGGTCTGCCAACCAAACTGTCGGTGTCAACAGGAAAATTACATCCGTCCCAAACGTGCATCGGCATCCAGCGTACAGCCTGCGAAACCCATTGATTGAGGAAAAACTGCCTGAAATGGTTCTCTTCGGCGGGATTCTGTTTTGCCGACTCGCACATATCACGGTAGAATTTTTCGGTGACGGTGATTCCAAGCGACGGACTTGCTTTTTTCCAAGTTTCGGGGGCAGTCCAGTCATCCTCACGTTCAGCACCGAAAACAGCGGGATAATATGTAGGGTCAACCTTTTTCCCAGACAGTATATCACACGCTTTCTGATGCATTTCGTAGCAAATACTGTGCGTGTTATTGCCTGCCGTTGTGATTACAAAGTTGAGCGGCTGAGCCCTTGCAGCACCCGAACCTTTTGTCATCGTATCGTAAAGTTTGCGGTCTTGCTGTCCGAGAAGCTCATCAAAAACACAGCAGGATACGTTCAATCCGTACTTTGTGGCGACTTCCGAGGACATCGCCTGATACACGCTTCGGGTCGGATGATAAATGATACGCTTTGTGCTGTCAAGGATTTTGAAAGCTTTCATAAACTGCGGATGGTCTTTCATAAACATCAGAAGCATATCCCTTGCAACGTCAAATACGATTGAGGACTGCTTTCGGTCATTTGCACATCCGTAAACTTCGGCAGCCTGTTCTCCGTCGGCACATAGCATATACAGGGCGACTGCCGCGGCAAGTTCAGACTTGCCCTGTTTCTTGCCGCAAGTGATGAATGCAGTGGAGAACTGACGTTTTCCTGTTGTTTTATCAACCGTGCCGAAAATGTCGCGGATGATAGTTTCCTGCCAGTCAAGCAGTTTGAACGGTTCGCCGCTCCATTTTCCTTTGGTGTGGCGGAGCATTTGTATGAATTTTACGACGGCGTCTGCTTTTTTTCGGTCGTACCGTGATGTCGGGAGCATAAATCGGCAGGGCTTGTATTTATATTCCGGCACAAAATCCTCCTCTCCGGGGACGGCAAGAGCGCGTCATTTCTGACACGCTCCTGACAGATATTCAATTTTTGGGTACAGTTGACGCAGATTATTCTGCGGTTTCAGCAGTCTTTTGGTGCTTGGCTTTCCAGCGTTCATGGCTCTCGGCATTTTTAAATCCTGTTGAACCTGATAGATTGCGTAGTAAAATCTTTCGAACCTCCTTATACTCGCACCCTTTAAGTCCGATTTTCACAAGGAACACACGGAAGTCAAACTTCGGATTGCCGCTTAAATCCGCATCTTTGGCTGTGATACGTTGCGCCTTTTTCGCAAACTTTACAGCCGCACAAAGAAACTCAGTCCATGAAGTCAGGACTTCCTGTGCAATGCCAAGCTTCATCCATTCAAAGCGGACGTTGCCGTCTTCGGTAAACTCGACTGGCAGTTTGCCTAATCCATCGTCGCCTAAAGCCGCGAGGATTAGCGTGGCTTTGCTTGCGATGAGGTTTTGCAGAATTTCTTTTTTGGACGTGAAATCCGTGTACCCGTTCTCGAACTTGACTTCGATTGCAAGGGTATCAATTTCGGGTTCTGCGAGCGAGATTTCCTCACCGTCTGCGATATCCTTTTCGTATTCCTCGCTGACGGGAACGAACTCCTGTTCCTTGAGATTGCCTACAAGTCTGAAGTTGTCTTCACCGATAAGTTCGCCGTTTTTATCGACCGTATATTCGCCGACCTCGTAGATAGCATTGGGACCGCCTTTGTAATGAGGGGTTATGTCAAGTAATGCACCGATTGCCGTTACAAGTGATTTGCGGTCAGTGCCAGTAAGACCGTAATTGATTTTCATTGTATTTTCCTCCATATTTCGTAGTTTTCGGGCTTTTCCGTATATCTATGTTAACTCTAAAAGGCGGTAAAGTCAACGGTTATGTTTCATATTCAAGGTAGAATAAACTGTGGATTACGGAGGAAAATACGTCATAGATGACAATGATTACTTTTCGTTCAAAAACTCATCCGTAAACTTCCGCACAATCTCGTCCGCCTGCAGTTCCTCCGCTTTTTTCGTGATTTCAAGCAGAAGCAGTGCGCCGACCGTGAAACCGTGGGAGAAGATATTGACCTCATCGTCAAGGTTCGCCTGTGAATAGAGGTTTACCAATTCCTCGAAACGGCGGCAATCATCGGGAGACAGCTTTTCGGCGAAATATTGCTTTTCTGCGTTGATTCTCCCTTCGAGTTCCCTGCGTTCCGGACTGAGATTTACCCTGCGCTCATAGGGCACATTTTTGCCGTAGTAGACAGATTCGAAAATGGATTTTTGCATAACAATGCATTCCTTTCAAGTTTTTTCTCACAACCCCTTGAAAAGTATTTTAATTTGTGATATAATGTACACATAACCTATCAACGGTTGTGGCTTGGGAGCGGCGGCAATTTTGCAGAGAGACGCTGCTCCCATTTGCTTACTGTTTCAACCCTCCTTTGATTTCAGCTACTACCATTTTCGCTCTAAATCTTCTACATTGCAAGTATTATTTTTAGGATTGATACTGCCGAAATTGCACATAATATATGTACTTTAATATGACACCTCAGCAATACCGCTAAGCACAAATACCACGCACGGCAAAGCAACCCCGTTTCCCCACATTTTGTACTCGGCAGAGTCGGAATGCGGATTTTTCAGCCACTTTACAAGCTGATTACGGCTTTTAGGCTTGTTTGATTTACCGGTTATTTTACGATGCGTTTCCCATACCTCCGACCAGAAAGCAATATCCTCCTCCGTTGGTTCAGGGATTTCAAGCCCCGAACACCAATCAGAAGGAAAGCCCTGCAGCAAGGCACATTCGGTCGGAGTTAGACGGCGAACGATATATTTGCTGTCATTGCCGGTAACGACGCCGTTCTGAAATCCGGGATTTGTACCGTTAACAAGCGTGTTTGCCTCTGCGTTTTCACGGTAACATATTGATTCCGCTTTCATTTGCGGATAAAAAGACGCTACCGTTTCAACGACCATATTTTCTCCGCCGGGGAAATCACCGCCGTTCGCCTTGAGCGTGGCAGGCTCACCGTTCCACCGTCCGAAGCCGTTATTGCCGAATGTCACCCGCTCGACTACAGCCTTGCCCTCTTCGACTTGCTGTTGCTGCGGAAATTTGTAGTCAGATGCACACAATGCTCCGACTTGATTCCGATAGCAAACAGCGTGACGGTCAGCTTCGGTAAGTGTGAAACTGACATTTTCACCGATGCCGCTGCCTTGGGGACCGTTTTCAGGTTTACGTCCAATCATTGAACCTTGAACACAAACTGCACTGTCTGCATTGCCGGACGCAAGTGTGTGACATGGGTTGCCATACTGCGGATTACTGCGATTAGTTTTGGATGTCACTTGCTTTCCGTCAAAAACAACTGCAATACCGCCTTGATTCGCAGACGGATTTACAGCATTGCAATCAAGCGTTCTCGAAGTTTCAGCTTCATATATACCGCTGTTCGGATTACTTGACAACATAGAATTTGACGTGTGTGAGCATATGCCATAAGCCTTCGGAACAAATACAGTCTGGTCATTGCTTGTGGAAAGCGTAGCCGACTTGTTATTCTGAATAAGTGCGCCTTTGCCTCCGCCCTCGCAGCCAGAACGGATTTTAAGGGTTTTCGGTTCAAATAAGCATTGTGTACCTTTATAATCAGTTCCTGTTAGGGTATTGGCAATGTCTTCACCGACTGTCAGTGCATATTGACGTTCATTCATAACAAGCGGGCAATTTCCGCCGCCCATGCCCATTCTAGCGTCGAGAGTCTGGACGATTCCGTTTTCCGACAACTTTATTCGGCTGTCCTGCGGTCTGTTTTCAATCGCAACCGCATGAGAATGTGCGGTTTGCAATGTATATGCGGGGTCGCCGTTTTTGGCGATACCAAGTCCTGTGACATCGCCGTCTTTATGACTGCGAAGTCCGACTTGCGTGTTTATTGGGATTGCGACAGCGGTCTGATTATAATTTCCGTTT